AGTGGTGGCTTCGGAGGCACCTGGAGCTTGCTGAGTGGCGTAAGAAGACGGAGGTTCGGCGCCGGGATAAAGACGCTCAGAAGAGAATGGCGCAACAATAGCTCGACCAACTTCCGCAAGAGTTTCGGCCGCGCTACCAGGAGCAGCAGGATTGGAAGCAGCAGGGAATAGACCAGTAAAGCCCCTCTTTAAGGCGCTACCTAAAGCATCATAAGGAGTCTGAGCGCCAAACTGCTGCGCCTCTTCAAAAGACAATGGCCCAGGAGGAGCCCAGCCAGTCGGAGGTGAGCGATGCCCAAACTCACTCATAGCCTCCCGGCGAGAATATACATCACCCTCGCTTGGCGGGATGAAGTCATCATCAGGACCGCCACCTTCAGCATACCCGCCGCGAGGGACAAGGCCACCGGAAGAGAATCCAAGGAAGCCAAGTAGCTTCTTGCCACCTTCGTAGGCGCTCCCAATACCAGTGGAAGCCGCACCGATTGTTCCAAGCCCACCGACAAGCTGCTGGAAGTCGGAAGGACCCTGCTGCGGCGTCTGAGCCGTCTGAAGCCCGCGTGTGGCGGGTCGGACAGAGGGAATACCAAGCCCCTTGATGGAGGAGCCGTAGGGGTAGACGTCATCGTCTGAGGCGCCACCGTAGGCGAACCCCTCGCCCGCATGCTCAGGCATGACGCCACCACCCATGGACGAGCCGCCGTAGGCGAAGTGACCACGGTGGGCGGCGTCGTCGGTGGCGCGGTCGTAGTCGACGGTCTTGTAGCCGCCAGCGAGGCCGACAGCCTCCGGGTGGTGATGCTCGACGTCCTGAGCCATCAGGCCGATCTGCGTGCCAGGGTGGCCCTTGTAGTTGTAGCGGTAAATCGGCTGACCATCGAAGGTCTCACCAATCTCCTTCACATTCTCCTTTAGGCGCCGGTCGGAGAAGAAGGAGGCAGGAGCCTCGGAAGTCGTGGTCGACCCCGACAGCGCGCCCGTCCCCTCGGCGATGCCGGCGAGGAACTGAGCCACCTGGAACGGGTAACCCTGCTGCTGAAGGTATTGGTTGTAGAGGGCAGTGTTAAGGGCCTGCTGCGTCTGCTGCTGCTGCGTCCCGGCAGCCATCTGCGCCTGCGCGCCTTGCAGGGCGGCGCCTTGCGCGCCAGTCCCCAGGGCGGCAAGGTTCTGCGCCGTCTGCTGCCCCATGCCGTAGACGCCCTGACCAAGGCCAGCGATCTGCTGACCAGCAGTCAGGCCTTGACCAAACTGCTGCTGGCCGAGGCCGGCAAGCTGCTGAGCCGTCGCCGCGCCCTGCCCAAACTGCTGCTGACCGACGCCAAGAAGCTGATTGGCGCCACCCGCGAGGGCGGCTCGATTGGCCTGCTGCGCGGACAGACCAAGCCCCTGCTGCTGCTGCGCCGTCGAAAGGGCTTGGCCGTATCCGGTGTTGAGCAGGTTCGCAATAGTCTGCTGATTTGCAAGATTCTGCTGGTAGGCAAGATTAGCGGCGGCAACACCAGAACGATCACCACCAAAGGCACCCTGATGGATGGCGTTACCAGCAAGCTGAGACTGCTGAAGGGCGTTCTGCTGGTTCATCGCCGACATGGCAGAACCAAGAACAGTCCCAAGATAGGGCGACATATACTGATTGATAGAAGACGAATCTAGTGCATTGGGGTTTACAGCCTGCGTCCCGGCAAGAGCTAGACCGGTAGCAAGTTGATTATATGGCTGAGCGCCAGCTTGGGCGTTGGTGATTGCGCCATAAGACTGCTGTCCAAGATTAGCGCCAATATCATAAGCGCCACCATAAGCCTTCATGGCGGCGTTATAATATGGCGTAGCGGACTGCTGGCCCTGAAGAAGAGCCTGGGATGCGCCAGTAAAATAAGGCTGCGCCTGACCAGCCGCCTGATTGATATTGGTGATGGCGGCATTCTGGGTCGACGTCATAGGAGCCACAAACTGCCCGCCGTAGGGCTGATATGGCGTCTGAGCGACCTGCCCAGCGTATTCGTTGACCGCATTGTAGCGGGCAAGAACCTCCGGCGGGATTTGGACGGAAGAAGTCGAACTAGAAGTTTTGCCGCCCATCAGGATGATCCCTTCGATAACCTCGTCTTAGCCCCATAAAGGAAGAAGGCGCCAGCAGGCTCCCCAAACTTCCTCTTGTAAAGCCTCACCTTGGCTTCTGTCCGATTGTTGCTCAATACACCGATAATCAGAGGAACGCCAAGACTATCTGCTACATCTTTAGCGAAATCACAAAGTTTCCCTGCACGACCGCCCTTGGCGCTTCTATATTCTGGGTGAACAAAGATTGCCTTTTCCTCTAATACATCTTTGTATGAATACCACATCTTCCCAGTTCTAAGGAGAATTGCGGCCTCAATTTGCTTTCCAGGCTCACCAATAATACCAACAAGACCATGATCATTATTAAGTGCTGGCCACATATCATTTAACAACTTTGCTGGATCAGGATCAACAAAGCTATTTTCATCAGTAGCCATCATGGCTAATTCCATCATGCCGTCAATGTCAGCAGGAGTGCCAATACGAATCTTGAGGTCTTCAGACATAAATGCGTTAATCCTTCTTTGGACCAGGGAGGTTCTTGAGGGTTTTTACAGTTTTAGCCCTCATCTGCTTGACAAATTCATCTAGTATTTTGTGTCCGTCGTCAAGTGAGCCTCTTCCAATGTGTTCAACTGACTTCGGGTCAATGACATACTCGCCACCTGCGGCTACAATCGGGACGGTGCTGCTGGGGCCTCCATCAGCCTTGTGTGGGGCGGGTGCGCCGTAGGGGAGGCCACGGGAGGCGTAGGGCGTTCCGCCGCCAATGAACGGGGTAGAGAAGATGTTCTTCGCCACCTTGAACCCCGCCATCGTGTTCCCCTCGCCCATGGCGCTAATGATGTCGGCGGGGATGACGTAGGAGCCAGACGCGACGTGCATCGGCAGGTGGTCCGTGCGACCCGCCACGGGGCTGTGGATGGGGCCGACGTGAACCTTCGTCGTGGTGCCACCCTCAAAAGCCGGGGGCTTGGTAGGCTCCTGCGGCTGAGGGGGAGAAGGAGGGGAGAAGGGACCGCCTTCGGCCTTGACCTTCCTGGCGGTCGACAACGCCGCCGCGACAGCCTGATCCTGCGGGTGGCCAGCGTGGATCATCTCACGGATGTTCGTGGAGACGGTCTTGGGGGATGACCCCTTAATGAGAGGCATGACCAAACTCCACTAAGTAGACGTTCCACCAGAAACAGTGACGGTAACACCGGAGGATGAAGCAGAACCCTGAAGCGTCCCGCCAGCAGTAATAATCTGAACGCCGCTCCAAGTGACAGACGAATTTGCGGCAATTGAGTAGTTATAGTAGATGGCATTACCAGTCCCGGCTGTTCCACCAGAGGGGACAATAAAAATAGACACGGTGATAGCCGAGCCCGTGGTGTTGCAGAATGTGATGTAATTGATGTGAGAATTAAAATTAACGGAAGCAGTGTAGAGTGTTGCAGTTGAAGTTGTCAGAGCCGACTGGCAAAGCTGTGAAGTGGCGTTATTGTTGTAGATACCAAGCATATACGATGCAAGGTTGTTGATGGCAATAACGCCATTCTTCTGAGTAGTTAAGATATCGCTAAGAGACGCACTCATTAGAATTTCCCGTCTGGTTGCATGCGATACCGAATATTACCCAATCTCCAAAAACTACCGATGTCGTTACTAGACACGCCAATAGAAACAAGGCGACCCCTAAACCTTGTATTGAAATACTTTGTAGACTGGGTTACTTCGTATGGACCATAAGTAACTGGGGTGTCGCCTGGATAGTCAGTGACGTAGAAAGTGATCTGAACGTTGGCATTGGGGTCTCCCCCATAATAGCCCCACTTCATGTCAGGCCACACAAGGTCGACAAAGCTCTTTAAGTCGCCTTCAGCCATGGCGAAATACCCAGTCTGCAAGCTGGCAACAAGAGGTTGGTCGTCGGCGTCAGTAGATGTTTCGTGTTGATAGATATAATTAGACGAGCTAGTGCCGATAGGAGGGCCAAAAACAGACTGATTGATCCAAGATGTTCTATCTAGGCTGCCGTAGTCCCACCCCCTGGTGTTGATGTTATATTTAACGTAGTTAGTGTTTTCTCCGCCATTCACAGACGGATAATACCAAGAAACTTCACCAAACTGAGAGTTGGTGGCAATTCTAATTTTGCTGATAGTGGAAGCGTTTAGGTCCTTGATTGTCTGGAAAATGACATCCCAGATAGGGCAATAGATCGGCGTTACGCCTTCACCAGACAGCATAAAGAATTGAGTCTGGCTCATCCAATAGACAATGCCATTCATGGAGCTTGCAGCCTTGGGAGCGATAAGACCGCAACCAGTGCCAATTTCATTGAAGCTATAAATGTAAGGCTGACCAACATATTGCATGGCCCAAACCGCCAAATCAGTCCAAAGTAAGCCCTGCTGAGGCCCCTGAATGCCGCCGACGATAAGAGAGCCGCGAGGAATGCGGTATGAACCAGCCTGATTGATGACGGTAGCAACCCAAGAGTTTAGATTGGTTATATCGCACCACCTAACAAGAAGCGGGTCTAAGATACCATTTGTAGTCGAGCCCCAGGCAATAATCTGCCTTTCAGGCATAGCAACAAAAATACCCGCATTAGCCTGCGGCGCTTGGGGGATGACTGTGGCAATCTGAGGGGAAATAGTGGGGTCCCAAATGTAAATAGGACCGCCATAAGGGCAAGCAACAAGAATGCTACCCCAATTATCAAGGGTCCAGTCTGTGGCGGTTATGGAGGAACCTGTATTAGGTGGAGTGGCTCCAGCGTTCCAGCCACCACTACCGTATCCGTTATACCCATACCCCGTGGTGGCAGCATCAGGACCAATACCAACATAATAGAGATAAGATGCGTTGTTGCTATTAAGATATCCGGTTGTGGTAGAAGTCGCTGAGTTTGATGCCTGAATTGTGAACACGCTGGAAGACGTCACACTGGTTACAGTGTAATTACCAGAAAACGTGATGCCGCCAACAGAAGTTGATGTTATAACCGGGAAAGTTGACCCGGCGGAGTATCCGTGATTAGCCAAGGTCACGCTTACAACGGAAGAGCCCGATGTGGTCGAAAATTGAGGAAGGGAAGACGCCGAGCTAGTCGATGTAGCAAGAGCGGGATTACCGAGGGTATCCGTGGCGTAAATTGTGTAGTTATTCGGATCGGACGAAGGATTGTAGCATTGGTAAACGCCAAACAAGACAAGGCCACCAACGCTTATTTGGGTCTCAATGAAAACAGAATCATACCCGGTTACGCCAGAAGATGGGTCGTTGATGTTGACCGCATTGCTGCCGGAGACGGTAGAAGCCTTATATGTGGATATGGCAGGCGTGTCGGTGAACGTCCTGGGGGTGATGTTCCTTAGAGTCCCGCTCAAGATCGTATTTAACGAGCTAGTGCATCCCACCCCAAGATACTTGTTGCTGTTGATGTCAGCCCAAGCCCACAAGCACCGCACTGTGCTGGTCATGGCCGTAGAGTAGAACTTGGTCCATCCCCCCAGCTTCTGCGGCAGGGCCACGCCCTTATCGTCAGCCATGAACCTGATAAGCTGAGACTGAGAGATGCCAGCCTCATTCAGCGCCGGAGTGCGGTTCTGGTTGACCGTAGGGAGGAGCTTTAGGGATGCGTGCGGCATGCCTTACCTTCCGGGCGTCGCGACTACGGCAGGAGACATCGAGGACCAGCCGCCAGCCTCAAACTTCTTGCGGAACTCTTCGACTGTCGCAGACTTCAGGAGAGCCTGATACTGGCTTTCATAGGAGATTGCCATAGCCGGGTCATCACTCTGCCGACCAAAGTTCCTCTGGTAGGCAGAGATGTAGATCATGCTTGCCATGATAAAGATATCAGGCATATTTTGGCTAATGAAGGTAGTTTCATTGGTCGAAGAAAGCGAAGAAGGTCGGTAAGTGCCGACAATTTCTAAGGTATAAGGTCCATCAGGGAATGGCGCGATAAGGAATGTATTGAGGGTTTGGGTAGACGACGTCGTGCCGGTGCTGCTTTGCTTTTGAGGGGCGAAGTAGATGGGCGTAGCAGCGTAGGTCGGACTCGGGTAGTTCATGTCGATGAACTCCTTCGTCGTCGGCAGCAGGGGGACGCGGGTGCCGGAGTCGGGTGATGTCGTCCCGTAGGGGGTGATAGCATTGATCTGCTGCACGGTGACGAACTGAGGGAACGTCACCGCCCGCGTGCCAGTCGAGACAACCTGGGTGGCGGTCGTGACCGACGCCAGGAGGTCTAAGTCGCGGTAAATCCTCAACTCAGCGTAGTCGATCATCGCCGGGAGGATGGTCAGGAAGTTGGGATCAGTCGGGGAGACGACCGCCATTTCGGCAACCTGGGTCTGGTATGTCGAATAGGTCAAGCCGGTCGTCATTTGTAGACCCCAATCTCACCAGAAGGTTTAGCGGCATAACACCGCCACAAACAAAAGTAAACCTTATATTGATTTTTTTAATATTTCTACCTCAGCCTTGGTCCTGGCGTCTGCTTCCTTGACTGCATTCTCTACGCTGTTTGAGTCAACTTTGACCCTGTTAATATCATCAATTATAGACACTTTTTCGCTCATCTTCGACAAGATGATAGCTATTACTACCAAACAAAATAAGATTGCAATCCATATAACATACTCCATTACCTATTACTCCACAACTTTTAGGGTTCTGTCGTCGCTTGCAGACACCGTGGCGCGGGTTTTCATGTTTTGGATAATGCACCCGTTGCTTGCGGTTTTGTTCATAGCGATATTGTCGCCATGCATCAAGAACCCATCCCGGCCGAAGGTGTTGGTTCCAGGCTGAGGGGTGAGCCGCATGGACATGGGGCCGGTCCTGGGGTGAGTGAAGGACGGGCCGATGGTGTAGAGGCCGCGAGGGATCGGGCCGACGTCGTGCGTCTCCTGCTCGGCCGGGTTGTTCACGCCCTTGCCGTGCCCGGCGTATCCGGTCCCCACAAGCCGGTCATTCAACCGCAACTCACCCTTAGATTGTGAGTAGAACCACATTACTTCGATACCCCCTTGACCTTCTCAAAGGTGCGAGAGGCCGAATAGCCGAGGAAACAGAAGCCAAACATCTGCCACATGGTGTCAGGAATGGCCGCAAGCCACTTCTGCAACCCTAAGGCGATCAAATCTGCGTGCTTAGGGTCAAAACCATACAAAATACCCATAGGGATGCTGCCAAGCATAAGGATATACATGACATACAAGAAGCTAGGGCGGGCGCGAGAGGTCCATTTATCGGTAGAATTAGCCTCAGCAAGCATAACGCTCATTTGCTGCTGAAGAGTAGCAAGAGCGGCTTCGGCATTTGCACGAATAATGGTAGCCTGCGCGGCGGCGGCGTCCTTCGGATCAGGCCAAATCTTGTTGATTGCGTCGTCAATTAGCTTAGTAGCGTTGGAGATAGCATCATCAATACCAATACTCATCACTTATCCGCCTTTCTTTGTTCAAGAGCGTCCAATTTATCAAAAATCCTAGAGCACAAATCCTTAATTTCTTTCAAGGAGTCTGAATATTCTTCTTTTGGCACATACTTAGATGGCAAATCAACCTCAATCTGGTGTATATCCTTTTGAAGTTGCTTCACGGCACCCCAAAGCTCCCTAGCAAACCACCCAAGAGCAGACAGAACAGCCCCACCGGCAAGATTGATAATGGTTTGAGTATCCATCGCCATCTTCCCTGATTAAACAGACCAACGCTCTGCCGGGAGCGTAGGCCAGACAGGGGTTTCGGTGGGGTTTACGGCAATAAGCCTAAGAGAGTTTCTATACAAAATAAATTCATCTGCATTAATAAGATGAGGGGTGTTGCTTGCATTGGTGACGGAAGGCAATTCGACCCAATCAGTCTCGCTCAAGAGCTTAATGGCATTAGACTTGTTGTTTGCCTTAATTTGATCGGTGTATGCCTTAATCTCGTCAGCCGTCTTAGGGGTTACAATCCAAGATAATACCCAATCCCCGTTGATCATATTAGGGGTATCGCTCAAGGCGCAATTCTGCGTCGCCTGATCGTAAGCAGGTTGCTCTTGTGTAGATACATCTACAAGCGTGCTTCCAGCAAGATTCGTCTCAGTCCCATCAAAAAGGACCTTAACGTCTAAGCTGGAATCAAACCTAGTGTATGGATTATCGGATTGTAACTGATCGAAGCCGTATGGGAACTTCACCACCGCTCCGTTTCTGATCTCGGCATACATTTAGAGCCTCCTTAATCCTGCTGAACGGCGCTTCCCAATCACCAAAAACTTCCTGCCTAAACAACTTCATACTGCCGTAATACGACGTTTTGTCGCCATCAATCGCATACAGATAGTATGGCATAATCGGGATGATCACCCACGTCTCGACACCCATAGCAGCCGCTAGGTGGCTTACGCTAGTGCATGAGCTAATGACAAGATCGCAGGATGCGACGGCTAGGCGCGTGTCTTCCCAGGTGTCGAGAGGAACCTGATTGACCCACTTCGGGCAAGCCTCCGTCCCCTCATCGCGTTGAAGAGAAATGAAATCCGCTTCAATCCCCTGAACTGCATTGAACATCAGTTCATAGGGGAACCGCTTGTGGTGCTCGTGCTCAAACTGGCTGCTACCCTGCCACCGCAGTCCGATGCGCCGCCTCCGGCCTTTGATGGTCAGAGGCTTGCGGATGTAGGCGTCGCCGCGAATGTCGCCGGCAGACAGCCCGAGGTAGTGGGGAGCCGTCATCCCAGGCACCCAGAAGTCGTGGTAGACGCCGAAAGACGCCTCCTTCTGGATGACTGCCGAGACACCTTCGACGTCGGTAAAGAGGGACGCCAGGGGGCCGGCGCAGGCCACGACAACCTTGCACCCTCGCGAGGCCAAGTCTCGGGCGTAGCGAGCTTGGTGGATTTGATCCCCCAGACCCTTCTCTAGATTGAGCAGGGCGATACCCTTGCTCTTGCCATCCCACAGGGGTGTGGGTGCGCCTGGGCGGTCGTTGACGATGACGCCTGCGTTCCGGCCGCGCTCCATGAGGGCGTAGCCTCGCGGGACGTCGCCCTGGCGGAGGTAATACCAACTGGCGTTGTAGGCCGCGCGGTGATCCCCAGGCGTCTCCCTCAGTAGCTTCTGAGCGATGCGCCACCCCTCATCAAAGGCGCCGACCGTGGCGGCGGCAACCTGAAGGTCCAGGTCGCCAACCACTGGCGCGGTTCTGGGTTCGGAAAGCCAAAACTCAGGCTGGCAAAAAGAACCGTAGTGGTGCTTTAAGACATCAACCGGACTGTCGTTGCATTGCCTAGCGAGGCGAGGCTTGATGTCGTGCATACCAGCGTAACCGTGGAGGTTTTCGTCGTCCTCCTTAACGCTGCTGCCATCAATGTTGTTAAAATCATACTCAAAAGGCGGCATACCTAAAAATTCGTGGATGCGGTCAAGCTCCCTCTTTGGGTTAGAGAGAAGGTCATCGTATTCCACAAAAAGAAAGCAATCAGGATCGTAGCTGTATCCAGCCTCAAGATACTGGTATGCGGCCTTGAGATGATCAATAAGCTGGCCATAGAAGATAAAATCATCAAGGTTGTCTGGCTTGGCGATACGCACGAACGAGGCGGCGCAATCAGGCACAGACCTAACTGTGGCGACGATCTTTGGCTTGTGCCCAAGAACCTTGTGCATAGCCTGAATGATGATGGGGATAGGCCAACCGCGCGACTTATCAATGACAAACTGAGCGCCTACATTAGAGTAGAACGCATCAATTACGCCACGCATGGTTGATGCAAGATGATCCCGGTTGGGGTCATTCTCATTAAGAAGATGCGCGCCTGCCCAAGCATTAGCGAGCCCATCCAAGGCATGGACAAGGCCAGACGTCGTGCTGACGTGCGCTTGCGGGTTCTGATTAAGAATTGCCGCAAGCACAGTCGAGCCAGAACGTGGGATTCCGGATAGAAAGTTAAGGGTTTTCATTATATAATACCAAACATTGAATTTACATTTGAATTATTAGATGTTTTTTTCCAAGTGTTTAATAAACCAATTTGTTTTGGGCTTGAGTAATTTGTGATATTACCAAGACCTAAAACGCCATTCAAGTTTCTACCCCAAGACCACAAAGTTCCATCTGTTTTTCTTGCAATCACTGAAGACGATGAAAAAGAAATAACAGCTACACAAGAATACCAATTTGTTAACGAACCTACTTGTTTAGGGCTAGAATAATAAGTTGTGTTTCCAAGACCAAGTTGACCATTATTGTTAGAACCCCAAGCCCATAGGGTTCCATCAGTTTTAATTGCAACAGCAAAATCTGTAAATGCAGATATTGAATACCAATTTGTTAATGAACCAACTTGTTTAGGGCTAGAATAATAAGTTATGTTTCCAAGACCAAGTTGACCATTACTGTTAGAACCCCAAGCCCATAGGGTTCCATCAGTTTTAATTGCAAATGTAGACCCAGACCCAGCGCACACATTTAACCAATTTGTTAATGTGCCAACTTGTTTAGGGCTGTTATAACTGGTTGTATTACCTCGACCTAATGCGCCACCTGCTCCATTACCCCAGGTCCATAGAGTGTTATCTGTTTTTACAGCAGCAGAATGTTGATTTCCACAAGAAACACTTAACCAATTTGTTAAAGAGCCTACTTGGGTTGGGCTATTAAGATTAAGGAAAGTTCCTGTCCCAAGTTGTCCAGTATTATTAAACCCCCAAGCCCACAAAGTTCCATCTTTTTTTATTGATAAAGAAAAACCATTACCAGGGTTTGAATTTCCACCACCAGATGATACTTTTGACCAATTTGTTAAAGCGCCCACTTGCTTAGGGCTTGAATAATAAGTGTAATTACTTAAACCAAGCTGACCACTATTGTTAGAACCCCAAGACCATAAAGTTCCATCTTTTTTTGTTGCTAAAGAAAATCCGTTAGAACCACCACCAGACGAAATAGACACCCAATCTGTTAAAGCTCCAACTTGTTTTGGGCTTGAGTAGTTTACTTTATTACCTAAACCAAGTTGACCAGAAGCATTATTACCCCAAGTCCACAATGCGCCAGAAAAGGAAGGAACAGAACTTGTCCCAAAACCAAATCCCTTTGCACTCATGGAGCCAGTTGTAATTAAAGTTGGCATTTCATCCTCACCTAAATTGTGTAACTGAAGCTAACACTGTATAAGTAGACGCGGCAGTTTTGGTAATTGTAAATTGGTAAGCATCAATACTTGATGAATTACCAGATGTTGGTGCAGTTCCATTTTGCCATTTAGGTGTAAAATTAACTGAATCAATTTGGAAAGCATTTGCGTAATATGCGGTTGCTCCATTTGTGTTCATAAACACGCAAGTTACACTCTGGCCAGTTGCAAGAGCGGTGTTCATTGATGTGCCAGAGGAGAAGGCAAAGTTAAGTGTGAAGTTTGCGCTTGCGTTTGTCGTATAATATAGAATGCTTTGGCTGTTGATGTAGAAGTTGATGGTTCCGGTCGCCGCCGTGGCAGACACGGTAGTCGTCTCAGCCGCATTGAGCAAGACTGTGGCGAACGTGCTAGACGACCCGTTGAACGTCTGAGTAGCCGTGAACGTCGTGGCGGTGCCTGGGGCGACGTAGTCGGTGCCAGCCGTGGCGGCGGAGAAGGCTGACGTGCCGTTACCCTTCAGGACACCAGTGAGCGTCGTAGCGCCGGAGCCGCCGGCCGCCACAGGCAACGTCCCCGCCGTCAGGGCGCTTGCCGACGTCGAGTAGAGCGCATTGTTGGCGGCAGTGAAGGTAGTAAGACCCGTGCCGCCAGCGGCCGATGGCAACGTCCCCGCAGTCAAGGCGCTGGCGGAGGTGGAGTAGAGCGCGTTGTTGGCAGCAGTGAAGGTGGTGAGCCCGGTGCCGCCAGCGGCGGAGGGGAGGGTGCCAGCAGTCAGCGCGCTAGCTGACGTCGAGTAGATCGCGTTGTTGGCGGCGGTGAAGGTCACAAGGCCGGTGCCGCCGTAGCCAGTGGCGAGGGTGCCACCAAGCGTGATCGCGCCAGTCGTCGCAGTGCTGGGGGTTAAGCCAGTGGATGCAGCACTGAACGAAGTTACCGCGCTAGACGATGCAAAAGTGATGTTCGAGGTGGAATACCACTGAGTGGTGCTAGATGCGTTAAATTCCATCCAACCGCTTGTAGGAAGCGAGATAGATGTATTTAAACCAAGAGCGTCAATCGAACCACCAGAGGCAGGATACACATTTACGGAGTTGGCGCCCTTATTGACAATAATAACTCGCCTACCCGTCGTGGCCGTAGGGAGGGTGACGCCAGAAGGATTCGAGGATGCCGTAGTGATTACGTTGTAGTCAGATGTAAGCGCACCCTGACCCTGCGCGTTCGTCCCCGCCGTGACTGCGGCGCTGGTGGAGTAAGTCTCACCAGACAAGGAAGGCGTCGTCAGGGTGGGGGTATTGGTTAAGGCAAGAGAGCCAGAACCAGAAACCGCATTGCCAAGGGCGGAGATGACGCCAGTCCCGGTTGTGGTAGTGCTAGGAGCAACACCAGCGCCACCGCCAATCATAAGGGCGTTTGCAGTTAGAACACCAGAAGAAGCCCACGTAGCTGCGCCACTAAAATAAGGAATACCACCGCTAGTGCCAGCAACAGTGAGCGCAAGAGTGCCTGTTGTGGTTACTGGTGAACCGGAAACACTAACAATACCACCAGTGAATGTCTGAGCAACGCTGGTGACGCCGGTGTTGTTTAGTGTGCCTGTGTTGACAGCAAGACCAGTGCCAACAACAAGCTCACCAACAGATGCGGCGTTGTCATAAAGAATGCGGCCAGTTGTGCCGCTGACAATCGAGGTGGTGCCGATGGTGATCGAGCTTGGACCGGAGACGCCAGTCGCGCCCGTGGACCCGGTGACGCCCGTGGCGCCCGTCACGCCGGTTGCACCAGTGACGCCCGTGGCACCAGTGACGCCGGTTGCACCCGCGACGCCTGTGGCCCCGGTGACGCCAGTCGCACCCGTGACACCAGTCGCCCCAGTGACACCCGTGGCGCCCGTCGAGCCAGCAGGACCAGTGGCGCCGCTGGCACCAATCTGGGTATACATGACTTGGTTGATAGCAATAATAGAGCTAGGAGAAGCGGGTCGAGTAGGAGATGTCCCGGCAGCTTGATAATACAGACTTACATTGGTGTTAGAGCAAGACCAATAAAAAGAAATAGTATCTCCGGCTGCGGCGTTAATAATCCAAGTGCAAGATGTAAATTGGTTGGCGGATGCGCCACCTAAAAGCTGAAAATCCTGACCAGAATCAGCTATATTAGTTCCGTTTTGAGAAAGCCAAACATTAATATTAGGATTGCTGCCAGTGCTAGAAGTAAAAGACAACTCACTAGAAATTTTATAAATACCAGCGTTGGCAATTGTGATGGTGCCACCGGAGTTTGTTATGCCATTAGAGAGGACGGCGGGGGAGTCGAGAGTGACTAAGTTGGCAGTGGTTGCGCCGCCATTTGCCTGAGCAGTCGTGCTGATAAACAGGCCGTAGTAGCCGGTGGCGCCGCCCGCGCCGGAGGGACCGGTCGAACCCGTCAGACCAGTCGCGCCAGCGACACCAGTGGCACCCGTGGAGCCCGCACCAGTCGCACCCGTCGCACCAGTCGCACCCGTGGCACCATTGACGCCAGCGACGCCTGTGGCGCCTGTGGCGCCCGCACCAGTGGCACCAGTGGCGCCGTTGGTGCCAGCAGGTCCGGTGGCGCCCGTGGCGCCCGTGGCGCCCGTCTGGCCAGTCAGGCCCTGGATACCCTGCAAGCCGGTGGCGCCTGTGGTCCCGGTGAGGCCGGTGGCGCCAGTAAGACCCGTCGCACCAGTCGAGCCGTTGGTGCCGTTGGTGCCGGCGGGGCCGGTCGCACCCGTGACGCCAGTCGCGCCAGTCGTGCCGGCGACGCCAGTGGCACCAGTCGAGCCGACACCAGTTGCCCCAGTGACGCCAGTTGCACCCGCGACACCCGTGGCACCCGTGGCGCCACGAGGGCCGGTCGCACCAGGGTAGTAGGTGGCCGTGAACTGGGCAATCTTCTGCACAGTCGTCTGCACCGACGTCCCGGCCTGGACCGCCTCCATCTGCTCGTTGCCGTTGAGGGCAATGGCAAGCGGGAGATTGGGAATCTGCACATTGCTCATGTCAACGAACCCGTCTTAGGCACAGTCGTGTTATCATAAGGCAGGCCGGGGTTGCTATCCCCAGGTGCATTCGGATCAGTGCCCGGCTGAGTATTCAAGCCACCAGGGGCCTCACCAGTCTGCTGCGTTACGCGGTTGTTGTCGTCCTGAGTAATACGATTATTGCCACCAACAATAGGAATACCGGTTGTAGGATCAACGGTATTTTGACCAGACGTAAACCTGTTGTTGGTTTCGTCGTTTACAAAATACTCAATACGAGGATTCTGGATAGGCACAGGATCGGCAGGAATAACAATAGCTCGCAATTGCTGCTGAGGATCATCGTAGCACCTGTTGCAAACAAGCAGACGCCTATTTACAAGCGAAGCTCCTGACCAGTCAAACTGCCAGCGTAAGTCTACGTGATTGTAGCGGAAACCGCATCTGTCACAGATAGCGTGGGCGCGAGGAGAGCTTGCGCTTGTCCTAGCCCTACCAGACCGCGAGGCGTAAGCCATAACACCTCCTTATGGCCTGTAATAGCCAGCCAACTGCGGCGAGATATACTGCTGAGCGGTTTCGACGTTCTGTTCCGCCGCAATGAGATAAGACTCATCAGCTTGGGCCTTCAGGCCCGGAGCCATAGAAGGATTCCAAATCTTAGCAAGCCTAAACGCTAAACCATCAGCGAAGGCTTCAAGCCAAAGATATGGAATGTCGACTGTCTGACCATTAATAAACTCAGAGTCCTGAATCTGCGTAACTCGGTAGTATTTTAGATACTGCGCGCTGCTGCCATCAGGAACAGGCCAAAGAGTGACGCTGGGGGAAATAAGACGATCAAGCCAGAATACCGTAGTGAACCCCTGCTGATCCTTATTAGGATAAGTGGAGTATTCAGTGCGGCTGATGGGCAAGATGATACGATCAGTGGACGTCGAGCCACTAACAGTAGTCATGTAGGCGTCAAGAATGACGACAGTTTTAGAATCAACTGAATATGTGGCTTGCCCCTGGACAAGAGGGACAGTGACAAGATCAACCTTCCACAGGTTGACGCCCTGGTTAGCCCAGCGCGCCAACATAAGGTTGGTTGCCATCCTCGCAGACTGCATATGCTCCTGAAGGAGCGCAGTGTTGCGGATGCCAGCAACATTGAACGCATACAAAACCAACTCGCCAAGCGATGGATTGAATGCGTATGTGCCGGAGGAGGTCATTAACGCTCACCTGCCTGCGTGATGTAGGCGGTGACAGACCCCGAGCCGCCAGTGATGTTGAGGCTAATGGCGCGGCAGGGGACGGTCATGCTGACCGCCTGAGACGTCGTCAGGCCGCTGAGGCTGGGGGCGGCGTTCCAGACGGTGGGGGTGGCGTCCATGGGGTCCTGCGGCGTCAACTCCACGTTATAGGTGGGGGTGCCGGTAACGACCAAGTGAATGCCGACATTGAACGGCGCCTGGAAGTTGTCGACCTGCGCGACGGGACTGCGGCCGGACGTAGTCGTGATTGAAATAGGCGTCATTACTTACCCCTCTTCGTGTGCCCAGCCCGAGCCGCCGCGACATTGTCTACCAGATTGGGGTAGGGGCGACCAGAGACGCGAGCGCGAGCCTTGGCATCCTTCACGCCTTCTCGGCTGAGGTGCTTGTGGGCGGCATCCTTCGGGGCTGCCTTCTCCCAGAAATCCTTACGCTTCGTCATTACGGGCAATCCCACTTGCGAAGAGACTTGTTGATCCGGCTATTGGGATCGTGCGCCGTCTTGGCGCCAGTGAGGTGCTTACGCATCCCCTCCATCCTGGCGCAGAAAGAACGCCGACGAGCCGCCGCATTCTCGCTGTGCTGAGCCTCCTCGCGGGAGACCGGACGCTTGATGTTGCGCCCCTCAGCCTTCAGGGAGGCGCGACCCTTTTCATTGAGGCCACCAGAGGGGTTCTTGCCCTCCTTACGAGTCCAAGCACCAGCCATTGTAGCCTCCAAGAGAGAGACGGACGGGGGCTTTCGCCCCCGCCTATCTTAGTCGATGTCCATGTCCTTGTGCCCATGCGGGGCAGTGCCACGGTGGGCGCTGCTCAGCGGGGACGAGTCGGACCCGGCGCGACCGCCAGACTTGCGCGGCTTGCGGCCAGCGTGATGCTTGGCGGCGGCGCCGTGGACGGCACCGACGTGCTTCACATGGCCGCTGTGGTGGTGCATGACGTGACCGCCATGCTTCCGCTTAGCGCGGCCACCACGCTTCTTCTCCTCAGCCTCAGCGCCAACCTTGTCGTGGGCGGTGTAGGACATCGGCTTGGACGCGAGGTCCTGCTTATACTCGGCGACGCCAGACATGTGCTCACCGACGTGGCCGCCTTCCTTGCGGTGGTGACGACCGTGGTGATGTGCCTTATGACCCTTCATAGTCATTCTCCTCAGAACGCACTATATTGGGTGGCGCCAAACAGACCGGCGACAGACCCAACGTTGTAAAGCTGCGGGGACTGGCGAATAACCAGACGGTTAGTGCCAGTAGCAGAGGCGGTCTGCAAGGTGTAGGTGCCTCGCACATCACCAGTGGTGCTAGACGGAGCAGTCTGCACCGAAGCGGTGTAACCAGTTGCGGCAGTGATCAGCGTAGTAGCCGTCAAAGACGCACCATAGTTAACCAGGATGTCGCCAAAGGAATCGGACCGAATAGGCAGACCAATGATATTGGTCGTGCCAACGGAGTAGGCGTGAGTGGTATCAGCCGTGCCGCCACTGAGGACGACGGAGCGGATATACTTGAACGCCTTCTTGCCGTTCACGGCGCTGCCGGCGGTGATGGTGATGTCTTCCGTCACCGGATAGCCATACACATCGTAGCCGTTCACAGTGGCGGTGGCGTAGGTCGCACCAGCGGCGGCGGTGACGCTGACGGCGCGACCAAGGAT